AACGGTCATCACCTGATGTTCCGTTATTATTCATTTTTTCGACTTCCTTAACCAGTTTAGCGGTTAATGAGCCAAGCTTAGATTGCTTTTTAAGGTCTTTAAAAGACATTCAGATTACCTCGGATTAAATTGGATTTGTTGGATGTTTAGATTATAGCAGAGATTGAAAAATTAGTCAATACGATCTTTGAGAGATTGAATGGTATTTTTCATACCATCAAACAAAACACTAATATCAGTACCTTCTGGGAAACCCAACATAGTAACTGACTGTTCTAGTTGCTTTTTCATCGCTTTAGCTTCTGGATCTTCTGATAGTGACACTCTCGTGTACATCATCCGTTGTAATTCCAGTAACCTAGTTAATTTTTCAATGTGTTCCCCTTTTTCATCATTTTCACAATTCTGAATATTCATCATATTGCTATAGAGTTCAGTCTGTAGCTCATTGATTTCTTGAAGTTCTTCTCGAACTATTTCAGATTTAAAGAATTCACTCATTGATTAATTCCCGTAGAATTTTCTTATAATGAAACACATTAATATTTATGAAGGGTATATATTTCTTTATTTTTAGACTTACGGTTTCCCATACAGGATCATCTAACTTTTTATCAAAATCTTTTACGAAAGAAAAGACTTTTTCCAGTATCGTAAGCGTTTCTAAACTTATCTCTCCACCCAGATACTTTTTTAGTACTACTGGATGCTTGTTCTTGGAGCATTTTAATACTTCGTTCAAGTTTTTGTTGTATAGCAATTCGCTTGACTGTTCTTTGAACAAGTACGTCAAACTCTGCTGTTTTCTCATCCATTCTGCGTAATTTCTTTCTCCAGAATTGATAATTTCTCCAATCCATAGGTTTTGTGGGGTGTCGGTGGTTACGAAATTTGCTAAAAGAAAATTTAAAATTTCTTTATCAGAATATTTACGTGAAGTTTTTTCAAACCAGTACTTATCCTTTCTTCTATTAAAAGAAGACACAGTAGCACGAGACTTGCCACCATACTTAAAAAAGTCATACTTACTATTAGTAAAATGACTTTTCATTGAAAGATAAGTTTGATATGTCTCGAAAGGAGTCACTTTCATTATAAAGGCAATTTTGCCCTTGAAGTCTTCTTCATAAAATTGAGACGAATAGCATCCCACTTTAATCTTTCCTTCAAAGGCTTAGAAATAAGTTTCGTTACTGATTCTACCTCAAGACTATTAATATCGCAATAGTGTACTATTGCATCAATATAGTTAAGTTGCTCTTCGGCAACAATTTTTTCGATTTCAATAGCAAACTTTTGAGGGGTTAAAAACTTACTCTCAATTGCTTTTTCTAATTCTTTACTAGGTTCCATACACTTCCAGTTTATCTCCAACAAACTTTCTAATATATTCTCCGAGGAGTTTGATATACTTTGATTTGTCGGTTTCTTCATAGACGACACATTCTCCATTTTCACAGGCCATAATGATTACAAGTTTTTTTATAGAGATATTTTTCATCTCATATAGCATACAACCGTATGCCATTGCTTGAACAAAATAATGTTCAATCCACTCTCGTGGTTTAGGTTTCTTAGATGTTTTAAAATCGATTATCGCTAACTCGCCATCATATTCTGCAATACAATCAACGGTTCCAGCAACTCCTAATTGCCTACTATATAGCGGTCCTTCCAAAGCGTAAATATTATTTATTAGGTTTAATTTACGCTTGGCTATTTTGAATAAAAATTCAGAAATAGGAGGGACATTTGGCAGATCTTCATTCTTCAGATAATGCTCTGTAAGAGTGTGCATATCAGTTCCACGGGTTGTAGCCGCTTTCGTGATTTTGTCTGCTTTCTCATTACCAACCCTTTTTCGCCAGTTAATAAAAATTTCTTTATTAAAATGACTAGTTACGGATGTAATGGAAACCATTTTAATAAGTTCCTCTTCATCAGGAACTTTATAATAACGAACTCCATCTACATGCTCTCTTTCAAGAGGTTGTAGATCCAAATCAACATGACTAAACATTACATACCTTGTTCAAGTTTGGCAATAAGGTACTCTTTAACAAGTCCAGAACGAACTATGTCATCTATACCAAATTCAATAAGATCAAAGGATGGCATTGATCTTATTATTTTCATAAAATCGACGATTCCATTACGCTCATTTGTTTTCTGTAAATCCGTTTGAGTAGCGTCTCCACAGAAATAAATTTTGCTGTCCTCACCGATCCTTGTTATTATACTATCAAGTTCGTGAAAATTCAAGTTTTGGAATTCATCAACAATAACAATAGCATTATCAAGAGTGGTTCCTCTTAAAAAAGAGGTACTCCAGAACTTAATAGTATCCTGTGCTCTAAGATTACCATAAAGCATATCAAAATCAGCATCAGAAGACATCTGGAACATATACTTCACCATATGCTTATATGGTACTTGATAAATGTCAGATTTATCTTCATGGTCGCCAGGAAGAAAACCAATTTCACGAGTACTAACTAGAGATCTAACAATATAGATCTTTTCATAAGGAGTCTTTTCATCTAAAACATCCTTAAGTGCATTATACAACGTAACAAAAGTTTTACCTGTTCCAGCAGAACCGTATGCAATAATGTGCTTACCTGCTTTATAAGAATCAAATAAAGCTTTTTGATTATCAGTAATAGGCTCAATATCAACAAGATAATCAGCATTTACTGGTTTCTTACGCTTCATTTGTTTTGCGGTCATACCAACCCCTATAGGTTGATCTCCATTTCTTTTCTTAGGCATTACAGTTTTTTAACCCCAGAGCCAGGTGCTTTTTGTGCTTTTTCTAAAACTTCATTCCATCCTGGTTTAGTCTTTCTCAATTTATCTTTCCATTCTCCAACTTCACCAATACCAGGCATAGTTGAAGGATCAGAATAATCTCTACTCCAATCAGGATTGTCTTCTGTCCATTGAGTCCAGTCATGAACGCTCATCACGACTTCTTTTTGCTCACCAGTTTTCTTATTAACAACAGGATATGTAGCCATAATTATAAAGGAATGTAAAGTTATTTAGACCCACTCAAGGGCTTCTGAGACTGCAGGGAACTGTTCGGTAAACACTTTCCTACATGCTTCTGCTATTACCATGTGCTCCTTCTGAGTGCCGTGTGCAGACCTTAGATTGATATAATGAATCCAAGAACGACATGAACCAGTCATATAGATTCTGGTAGGAGTACAGAGTGGTAGTACCATTCTAGCACATTCTTTTGCAACACCTTGACTGAGCATCTGTTCATACAATGATTTGGAAGAACTAAACAAAGTAATCATTTGTTTATTAAACTTTTCTACCATCTCAGGATCTAAGTCATCTGTAGAGTTCTGACGATTCTTATCATCTTGTCTACGAAGTTCTGGTAAATCAATATTACCCAATGCTGTACTAGCAGCATACCTTTGAGAAAACTCTTGAAATGTGAAACTACGATGTCTTAATATCTGTGCAGCAATAGCACGAGTAGTCTCTATCTCTAATGACATAGAGGATTGCTCAAACACAGACCAGTGGTTATGTTTAATACAGTACTTTAATAGTCCTGCATATTTTTCATTATCCTGA